TCAGGCGCGCTGCACGAGTTCCTGCAAGCGCTGATTCACGAGGTCGATCCACTCGCCGTGGAAACCGACTTCCGTCAAGAGCTCCTCGAGCGACTCGATGCGCGGCTGGTCGAGGAACATCCGCACGCGGCTCTTCTCGATGCTGCGGTAGATGTAGTAATCCTCGGGAATCATGCCCGGCTTCGGGAAGATGACCGTGTACTCGTGGTACATCTTGTCGTTCATGGACTCGTAGACGCCCGTCGAGCGAGCGGCATACGCCTGCCACGTGTTCGGCAGGGAGGCGAGCAGGGCAGTGACCTCGCCCTTGATGGCTGCGACCGTATCCCCGTAGGCGGCGAGCAGCGCTTCCTCGGCAGACGTGTCCTGCAGCATGACGGCGCAGATGAGGTCGCGGACGGCGTTGAAGTCTCCGAGGCCGTACTGGAGGAATTCATCGACGCTCTCGATGCCCGCGAGCCACTTCTTCAACGCATCTTCCATCGCGGCGCGCGCCTTCGCGACGACGAGCTCATCCTCGCCGTGGAGCTGCAGTGCGAGGTTGCAGACGCGCTGACCGGCCGCATCGTCGTGCAGGATCTCCTTCTCCGCACAGTCGCGGCAGTAGCCGATGGCCTCGTTCGTGAACGGCCGTCCTTCCGCGATTTCCTCCATGGTCGGGAAGCGCTTGCCGAGCTTCTCGTAGATTGCGCGCTGCTCTTTGAGCTTTCCCTTCGAGAAATACGTCAACGGGCGCTCCTGGTAATCGACATACGTGACCTTGCCACAGCCCGCGCAATGGTATTCCTTGTCCACGAGCTTGACCGCGATGTCGCGCTCCGGGCGCGGCTTGAAGAACTCGTAGGGAACAGTCTCCACGAAGGAATAATTGAAGATGTTGAGCAGATTGTCCGTGATGCGGGATGGTTCATTGGCCATGCAGTGACACTCCTATCTTGATACATGAATATGACATAAACAAAAAGCCTGGAAGGAAACCTTCCAGGCTGCATTTCATCTTGGAGGCGACACCCAGAATCGAACTGGGGATAAAGGTTTTGCAGACCTCGGCCTTACCACTTGGCTATGTCGCCAAAATAAAATGGAGCGGAAAACGAGGCTCGAACTCGCGACCCCCACCTTGGCAAGGTGGTGCTCTACCACTGAGCTATTTCCGCATGAATGGCGACCCGAATGGGACTTGAACCCATGACCTCCGCCGTGACAGGGCGGCATTCTAACCAACTAAACTACCGGGCCGTTCTTCTTTTGTGCCGCTGTGTTTCAGCGACATGTATTATTATACGGACGATGCCGCACATTGTCAACACCTTTTTGAAAAAAAGTTTTGGACGGGGAAAATCCCCGCCCATCCCTTTCGTTCTGCCCAAAAGTCACTCCGCCGAGTCGTCCTTCTCCTCGTTGAGATCGTTGTGCACCTCGCTGAATTGCATAGACCTTTGCAGGCCTTATTTTACGGTGCAAATCCATCCTGCGTGTCTATATTATACACGAAAATCAGGGGGCCGTGTCACTTTCAGTACGCTTTTAGTACCCTTTTAGTACAGCTCAGGCCTGTGCTGTCTGCACAATGGTCTTGCTGAGTACGAGCTTGACGACGTAGACGCCCCCCTGCATCAGGAGCGGCAGCACAACGCCATCGCGGATCTTGCACCAGCCCGTCTCCGTTTTTGCCTGCTCCTTGGTTGTTGCGCAAAAGCTGTCGACTGCATTTTCGATGACAGGCATGACTTCGCTCAGGATTGTATTCGTAACATGCTGCTTGACATCTTCCGTGATGTCTTCGACATGCAGTGCGTCTACGATATTGTCTCTTACATCTGTCCATTTCGACATTTCAGTCACTCCTCACTTATACGTCATAGTAAATATCAGCGTCATACGGCAGCTCGTTGCTAAAGTGGTCACTGTACTGCCAGATGCGCACACGCCCCGGGTACTCATCATTGAGGTCGTCGTGGCTATTGTATTGCGCGGACCAGAGCGGCACGTAGTCCGGCAGGGCGTCAACGTCGATGTAGTGCGCGCCGTCTTTTGACAGCCAATTCCATGCCGCATAGATGCCCTCGTACTGATGACCGTAGTCTGTGAGACGGTTCAAAAAGGCCATGCATACTTCCGTAACATCTCCAGTTGTCATACGCGTGCTTTCGGCGTCATACCAGATGCCGAGTTCCGGTGTCTCGCCGCGCAGGTATTCTTTGAGCCACGTGGCTACGGTATCAGCTTCACGCACAGCTTCGTCGTGCGTGCAAGCATGGGCGTAGTAGTATACGCCGTACTTGAGTCCGTACTCGACAGCATGGTTGACATGCTCAACAAACATGCTGTCCAGTGTGTCGCGCTCACCGAGCTTGATAATGACTCCCTCGATGCCCGCATCAATGAGTCCCTGCCAGTTTACATTTTCCTGCCAAGCTGAAATATCTACTACTTCCATACAAATCATCCTTTCTTCGGATATGGAGACATCTCAAAAAGGGATGCCTCCATCTTATTGACTTCATCCTCGTAAAAATGATACTGGCGGGCAAGAGCCGCAAATACCGCAAATGCTCGAAAGAGCAGATGCCATTCCAGCGCCGGTATCACTTATCTCTACCTTCCTTCTCCTCCATGAGCTGCTCAAGCTGGTCGCGGAGCTTCGTGGGAATCGGCACGCCTGCCTTGGCTGCGTTCTCGACAATGCTAAGGCCCTCATTTCCGAGAAAAAAGTACGTGACCGCGATGCAGATGATCTGCTGATGCATCGCTGTATCGAGCACGTGTCCGAGCGACACGAGCAGCAGGATCATGATTTTTTTTAAGATGCCGCGGAAGCCGCGCTGGCTATTGAGCGACAGCGCGGGGTTGATGTATGCTGCAATGACACCGCTCACGTAGTCAATCAGCATCGCGACGACAAGCGCCATTAGAGCGTCGCTCCAAGTGCCAAATAGTACTTCTGCTACTACTCCCATTACTCCGGTTATCGTCCCCCAGACGGCTTCCACCCTTACGGGGATCAATGATTTGATTACCAATACGATATCATTCATTTATTTACTTTCCGTATTTGATTCTTTGGTTTTCTTATCCGTATCTTTTGTCTTATCGGGTACATATCCAATAACGCACTCTGTATTCCGGCACGTATCATCCGCGCGGAGCTTATGAGCGCAATGCGGACATCTCTTTGCCGGTTTAAATAATGCCATGATTTTCACCCCCTTTCTACGAATTTAAAGCTGAAACAGATTCAGCATAAGACGCTTCTAAGTCTTTATAGTCGGCTTGAATACTTGCCTGCGCTTCCGTATCGCCACGTAAAATGGCCGTTGTCAAATCGTCGGCAAGCTGCTGTTTTGTCGAATTGTATTCATTATCGAGCTGCTGACGTTCGGCTTGTACTTTTTCTTCTTCCGTCGGTTCCACGTACTCACGCTTTTCTTTAGCATCGAGATACGTCTGCACGCTGTCGATGTACGTTTCCAGCTCCTGCACCGGGTACGCTTTCCAGTCTTCCGGCTGCCCTGCGTACTGGATGACTGGTAGTTTTTGCAGGTCGTCATAGATAGATTTCACGGGCAATTCTACCGTCAGTCCGCTATCTGTTTTAAAATTAGCAACGCTGTCTTTGTATTCTTTTTTGTCATTGATTATGAGCACTTCGTCGTTTAAAATCTGAAAAACTCGCATTGTATCAGCTCCTTTTTTATTGAAAGCCCCCGCACTTTCTGTTGATGCTTGTGGTACTTCCGCCAGACTATTATAGGCTGGCCCAGTTTCCCAAGACGATACTTCATTTTTGTTGTTAGTGTAACCAAGCCTGCGTCGAATACCATGGGCATGTCCCCCAACACTACTTATACTAGCAGAATGATTATGTTCAGGCAATTCATCGGTAGAGTTATGCTGTTCTACACCATTTATTTACAACAGTAAACGGCATTCGATTTTCATGTTTAGCATTACCGCCTGTATTCGCTATAGATGCCTCGTGAGTGTGCTCTCCACTGGTCGTTGTCCACGTGTAAAATTGCATACCTGAGTCACCACCGTCAAGGGCTTGCCCTTTACCGCTGCTGTTGTCATTATTTGGTACGCCATGATTATGACCGCCAGTACTGCTGATAGATATACCGTGCCCGTGGGATGCTAGCTCATCGGTAGTGAGTTGATGCTTCGCTTCGCCGCCTTTGTCGCCGAGCGTATAAGTATACGTTTCTCCGTCTTCCGTGTACGTGCCAGCTGATACCAGTACACGCCCGGCGTCCATCTTGACCCACGTCGTGCCGGTGTAAATCTTGTTCGGGTCTGTGTCATTCGTCAGTGTAATGACTGAGCCAACCGGATATATGATATTAATGAGTGCCGCTTGTGTTGTGATTCCCAGCGTGTTTCGTGCCGCTGCTGCGTCTGCCGCTGTATTGAGCGACCGTGCAAACGCTGTCATGTCTGACACGGATGCAAGATTGGTACGCGGGTACAAGTCCGTTGTCGTATTATTGACTGACCCGTGCAGGGCACATTTTTTTATTGGATTTGCCATTGTATCATCTCCTACTCTAAAACTTCAATCCATAGGCCGCCCGCGTCTAACTTTTCCGGCTTTGTTTTTGATACGATAATTCGCCGATCAACGATTCCCTGCGCATCGACTATCTGCCCGTGCAGGTAGTTTGATTTTTCGTCCTGTGCGCGCATCCACGCGTCAAACATCTGCCGCGACGGCGGCGTAGAGCCGATAAATTGCCAGCCGCGCACATAGTCGTCGTCGCTAAAATTATATTTTTGTTCAGCTGCGCTTCCCCATATTTTACTAAAATCAGGCGTTGCCACGTATACATACCTCCTTTTTTTATGCCAGGATTATGTCGGCAAATTTCCCGACTTCAAACCCTTTTGCATTAGCTTGCTCGCGAAACCCAAAATAGCCGCTACCGTCAAACTGCTCTATGTAGTCGCATCCAATCCCCGCGCCGCGTATCAATAGATTTACCGCCGCCGCTGTTCTGATTTCGGATTGTGTTAAGATACGCCCGATAGCAAGTCCTATTTTAGCGTTACCCCGGTCTTCAATAAGCACTAAATCTGCATTGTAAATATTTTTTAAAGATGTAATTGTTTCTTCCGCTGTGCATTGCGTTTGATTTTTGTATATTTTTGACTTTAGCAACAAACGATATTCTGGATCAGCAAGATTTACAGATTTCAGCCACATTTCCCAAGAATCAAAAAAACGGCCAACGCCAAAAGACAAGCCGTTTTCTGTCTCGGCAAAGCCAAAAAACGGGATTTGCACAGCGTCATCAATCTGCCGCCCTTTCCCGATAATATCCCCGATACCGTCCAGTTGTACCCCTTCTGCGGTGTCAATCCAGCGTTTGTTTTTTAAATCCTCAGCGCATTTATTTAGCTCGTCCAGCTCTGCAGCAAAAGCATCTAAGATTGTACGGATGACGGGCTTGCCCTGAAATTGCCCAATCAAATGTTTTTGCATACTTTCTGCCCGGCTTGTCATTGTTTAGCCACCTCAATTCTTGACGCGTCAAATGCAGCTACTTGGCGCGGTGAGATGACGATATTATCGCTTGTATAGCTCCCCGGTTTGTCCCCGGTTGCCGCTGTCAAATTAATATAGCCGATGCCCGTCGTACTCTCAAAAATAGCGGCGAAATATCGCTGCAGTATGACGTCCTCGCCGATGTTTTGCCGCAAGCCTTTCGCCAGCACGGCATCTTTAATTTCTTGCAGTGCTGCATTTGAGAATACTTCATCGGGATTAGTCCCTACAACTACGTGTACCCATATTTTTATTTCTTGCGGGCGATTAAATTTTATTGTATGTTGTGCGCCCTGGCTATCAAACACGACGTTACTAACGCTCCCAAACGTATCAATTCCCGCCGGCTTGCGCTGCCATATTTCTTTTGCAATGTCTTCCGGCTCGCCCCCCGTGGCAACAACTTCGATGCTGTGCGGTGGTCTGTCGTCATCATCGGCTTTATCGCTCGTATTTTCATACACCAAGCACGACGTCACACCGTCAACATTGGTATATACGCCGCTTTGTATTGATTCAACCATGGCTCGCGACCGCTGATATACTGCGGCGCTCCACCGCTGGCGCAATGCGATGTCGCTCTCAGCGTCCTGACCGACGTTTGTCGGATACTCATTGTTGACAGCCGACCACCCAGGCGTTGTCGTGACGATGCTCGTCACCGTCCCCGTATCTGGGTCAATTGCGCCAATGTTGATGCACTGGAAGCGGATAGGCGAGCCGATGCTGGTAATCGTCAGGCCCTTCGCACTGATCCGGAATGCACTTCTGGCCGAAGACGCCCGGATGGACAGAACATTGTTGTCAATGGACGTCTTGATGCTATCACCGCCAACTTTCTTGGACAGCGCATTGAGCACGATGACCGCCGTATCCTTGTCGACTGCCGTGTATGATGTCTCAACATCGTTGACGGTCAGCTGGTAGGCGCTGCCAGCGACGATATCGCCACGGATGACAAGTGCCGCATAGATTGCCTTGCTCGATGTGATAGCAGCATCGTCTTCGATGCACGACCAGGTACTGCCGTTCTGCGCCGATGATGCGATGCGAGCACCATACGGGATACTTGTCCCATCGGTCCCGTAGCAGGTCGCGGTCAGCATGCTCTTGGTACCGGCTACCGGCACGATGCCGGCCAGTCCAGCTGCATTGGACAGGCTGACCCCCGTAGCAGTATTTGGATACATGGCGTTATATATATTTTCGGCCTGCTCCCACAAGTCGGCGATTTCGTAAGCAAAGACGCCGTGGAGCTGGCCGAAAAGGCTGTTGCTTCCGGTCTCGATTTCAACGCCCAGCCGGTCCGATACACGGCGGTTGATGTCGGACAGGATTTCTGGCAGACGCTTGCGCCGGAATCCGTCTTTTGTAAGGCCATATACCGCTTCACTCTCTGCCATAGCCCAGCACCTCCTTCCTTGTGATTAAGCCATAGTCTGTATCAATTTCATAGGCCACTGCCAAAGTGCGCAGGACATGATTGTAGGCAAATTCTAGCTCCGTCACGTCCTTGACTCCTTCCACGCTCTCGATGGCCTGGGTTAGAATCTGACGGATATGCGCTTCGTTGGGGTTCTTAACGAGGATGTATTCCAGATACGGGATGCCGTCGCTCGTCTTCAGGAACCACTCGCCGAGCCATTCGCGCAGCGTGATGAGTACCTGCTGGGCGACACGCTCTGCATTGTCGACGATCATGAGGTCGCCATCCTGCACGATGAGGTCAGAAGTGCTGACATCCATCGCCAGATCATATGCCATAGTCTCATCTCCTTCTTATCATCACTGCGGACCGCCTGTCGTGCCGCCGCTATCCCCCGGATGTGTGTGGTGCATGACCGAGATGCCATTGACGACCAAATCCCCGCCTGTCACGGTGATGCCGCCGCTCCCGATACACATCTTGACGCCGCCGTTGAAAACGCAAACCTCAGAAGAATGGCCCGAAGCCATCAGGTTCGCGCGGTTGTAGAGACCTGGGATGCAGATGGCATCATTGATATCGTGACGCCTCCCATTGCTGCTATCGCCGCCACTCAGAAAGTCATCCAGCTGTCCCTCAGCGAACACAAGCAGGCAGCCATCTCCGCCCTGCAGGGGGAATGTCACACCAACCTGACCTCCGCAGCCTGTCGGGAAGATGACTGGCGCGCCGTGGATGACAGGATACGGCAGGCCGCGTCCATCCTCGAGCTTGTACTGGCCGACCGGCTGGACATCTGCCCGCCCCATGCCGGCATCATACGAGATGATTTTCCCGGGCATGGCCGTGTGGATATTGCCGACCATATCATCCATCCAGCCCGTGATCACTTTCTTGACCTCATTTGCAGATTGCGCCATACTCATGCCTCCGATGTCTTGATGATGTACTCAGGATACTGGCTGCCCATGTCTAGGCTCGATGCATGATACCAGCACTGATGCGAGGAACTGTTGTGCCACATGCCGCCCTGGCCGTCGTACACGCCGACGTGCGCCGGACTGATGCCGTCGCTGAACACGATGGTATCCCCCTTCGCGAGCTGACTGCCGTCATATGGCACGACCGTGACGCCGGCCGCATTGGCATCGTCCAAGAGGCCCTGCACACCCCACTGGCCATTCTGCGATTCCTGCGCGAGGAACGGCGACCAGTACGAGCCGGCCTGCGCGACGCGGTAAACGCAGCCATCGTTGACATAGCCGCCCTGCGCCACATCGACGGCCTCACAGCCTGCGTCAACATTCGCGCTGACTTCGCCTGAGCTGCCGCCCGTCGCATCACTGTAGACCGCCGTTGTCCCTGCTGCATCGCTCTCCGGCGACTGCAAGGTGGCATTGCGGTCAACGAGGTCAATCTCGCTTGCCCAGTCGCCGCTGTGCGTGTCCCCGCTGTGATGCGCGGATTTGACCTTGAGCCATCCCGTCACATACCTTGATTCGACCTTGACCAAGTCGCCTGGATTCAGTGTCGGCGACAGCAGCGTGCGGATCTTCCAGCCGCTCTCTGCCGTCGAGGAGTCCTTGTTCTCCTGCTGTGCCTGCTTACGCTTCGCCGTCGCCGCGTTCGGCTGGGCGTTCGTCTTCGTGTAATGCTCCGGCGAGCCGATGAGCCCGCTGTCCGGCGCAAAGACAAGCCCCTTGTTCGATACGGTCCCGCCCTCGAGGATGAGCTGCAGGATCTCGTTCTGGACGCTCCATTTGACGCCCGAGCCGTAGCAGATACTGTCCAGCGCGTCGCGGGCAGTGCCGACGAAAGAGTAGCCGTCCTTGAACGTGCCAAACTCGACGCCGTCCCCGAAGACGACCGGCAGGCCCATCTCATCCGCAATATACTGGATGATCGTGTTGCCCGGCGTGCCAGGACCGAACGACAGCGAGAACGCAGTATCACGGATAGCCTTCTGGCCATCGGACAGGCTGAGCTCCGTCGCGGCGTCCTTGCCATCGTCCTTTGTCGAGCTGCTGATGACCGACCCGACAAAGAGGCGGACAGGGCCGCCGTTGTCCTTGTAGCCCGCGTAGATCTCCACCTTAGTGTCTGGCACCTCAATCTTCTTCCTCGTGTCATCGCTCAGATTGTAGATGACCAGCTTGCCCTTGTTCGTCTCCTTCGACAGGTCCTTCGTGATGTCGAACGTGATGCGCAAGGTGTTGGCAAACTCCAGATTGAGGTCTGGGAACTTGACTCTATACTGACGATTCCAAAGCATTCCGCAGCTCCTCCTTCGGTACATACACCAGCGCCGCCTTGCCGCTTACGAAGTCCTTGCGGCCGATCGCTTTGACGTCCGTATTCGTCACGATGGCCATGAGTTCGCCAGACGGCAGGGTCTTGATGCGCCGGTAGGGATTCAGCAGGGGAAAGTTCGGGACGACCGAGATGCCCCGCACGATATCGGCGTTGTCGTTGGTGCAGACATCCATTGTCCAAGACTTCGAGGTATCGTTCCAGTTGAATCGCAGGCGGTAAAGCGATGAATCCAGTACGACCGATTCTGCAAAGCTGTTTGCATCCAGCATGCTGATTGTCACCACAGCATACCACCTCCCATACTGTTCGATATTGTCGCCATGGCCATGTAGGCCGTCGCTTCCAGTCCGACGCCGACACTGCCGAATTGGCTCAGGTCGATATTGTTCGTCGACAAGATGCTGCCGCCCGACGTATCCGGCTCAACGGTCCGCATGCCCGTCCCGATTTCCTGCGTGGACGCCAGGCCGCCATCCTTGCCCGTCTGTCCGGCCTTCCCCGATGCGTCTGCATTGCAGCCATCTTCTGGGATATCCTCGGTTCGCTGTGTCACACGGCGCACGTGCGTGAACTGCAAGGTGCACCGGTAGCAGTAGCCATCCTCGGCCTTGCGCGGCATCGGTGCCGATGTGAGGACCATGTCCTCATAGATGGCATCGACGAGCTTGATCGTGACCGGCTCACCCTTCTTCCAGATATCCATGATGGCATTGATGACACGGTTGAGCGTATGGAGCTTCCCACCAAAAGCCGCATTCCACCAAGTGACCGGCGTCGGCGTGAAGAGCACCTCGAGCTGCAGCTTCAGCGGCTTGCGGATGCAGTGGTCCGAGATGGAAAAACCATCCTCAACAGGATACTCCGTGACCTCCGCACTGAAATCCGTCGTGCGTGACAGGATGACATCACACTCCAGATAATCGCCGATCTGTGCAGGCTCTACGAGCTTCGGCAGGACCGTCGTCGGGCTTTTATGCTCCATGAAGCCTGCGCCAAAGCCGCCCAAGCCGCTGAAGCCGCCGCCCATGACACTGCCAATCCCAAAATCTGCCATACTATCACCTCACTTATCATCCATAGGGGAAGAATTGCGTCTGGCCGCCGCCCAGCAAGTAGTTTGCCGTCTGGCCGGCATCCTCCGCACTGTAACCGTTGAACGTGTTGTTCTGCGTCGTGCTGTAGCTGAAGGCATTGCTGGTCATGCGCTCCAGTGCGCTGTTATGGGCATTGAGCTCGCCGGACATGCCGAGGAACTCCTTGGCCTTGTCGATGAGGGTGTTCAATTCATCCGCACACCATTGAATAAATTCGGCCACCTGTTCCAATCCGGCGGCCACACCTCGAATCAAAAGTGCAATAGTAGCAAAGACACCCGATGCAACCGTCAACAGCACGGTAAGCGCACCTACAATAACGCCACCGACAAGATTCGCCACGGCTTCCAGAAAAGGCAACTCTTTCTCGATGAAGGGACAAATATCATTCCAGGCATCGGCCAAAAGCTCTAAGCCGGCTTGCATTAAAGCGAGACCTGGCTGAAACCATGTGATAAGCGTATCCCAGTTTTCTTTCACAAAATAGATGGCTGCGGCAACTGCCGCAATGGCCGCAATGACAGGCCAACTGGCAGACAGAATAAAGCCGGCCACACCAGACACGATGCTGAACAATCCCGAAAAGACGCCGATCACCGCGCTGACCGCTGAACCGACGATGGCCAGCACGCCGCCAATAGCCGTAACAGCTCCGGCGGCCAGCAGGATCTTCATGATGAGATTGTCGACACCTGTAGATGCGCCCAACTCATCTAAGACACCGACGAGCTTCTTCAAGACATCGACTGTTTGAGATATGATTGGATGTACTTCCCTGAGTTTTTGATATGCACTATCATCTTTTGGGCCATTCCAGATTCCATTCCATATATGCATGAACGCCAGTGCGTCGCTGAAGAGTTCTTGGAATGTCTGGTCAATCGACGTTGCAATCAATGAGAAAATGCCTGTGTCTCGCTGGATGTTCAGCATCAGGTAGTCCCAGCCATTCTTGATTTTCGTCTGAGCCTGACCAATGGTCATCGGCATCTTGCCGAATTCATCATCGATGGCACTGCCACTGGCCAGGATCTCCTCGATAATCTTTTTTGAGGTCAACTCGCCTTTAGATCCCATCTCCTTAAACTCTGCCATCGTAACGCCCATATGATCGGCAATGTGGTTCATCAGGAGCGAAGCGTTCTCGTCCAGCGAGTGCAGCTCATCGCCCTGCAGGACGCCAGAGCTCAGCGCCTGGCCGAGCTGCAGGATGGTAGCCGATGCCTCCTGCGCCGAAGCACCGCCGATGGTCAGAGCCTTCGAGACGACATCCGTGACGCGCAGGCTGTCTTCCTGGCTGACGCCAAAACGCTGTGCACCGCGAGCGACCTTGTAGTAGAGATCACCCATCGAGTTCAGGCTCTGGCGGTCCTGTTGTGCCATATCATACAGCTCGTCTTCTATCGCATAGCGTTCCTGTTCATCCGCCGTGACCGTGCGCAAACGGCCATCGAGGTTCATCATGTCATCCGCTGCCGATTTGATGGCACTGACCGAGAAGGCCGCAGCCATCGCTCCTGCAATCGGACCGAGCGCCCCTGCAATGCCCGACAATGACGACTTGATTTGCGACAGGCCCGATGTGACACGGGAAGCCGAGGCCGACATCATCGCAGCACTGCGGGAAAACGAGGCTCCAGCCGAAGCACTCGCGCCGCCAATGCCGCCAAGCGCCTGCTTGATGCGACTCGTAGCCGATGCGGCTGTGCTGAGCCCGCTCTTGTTGACTTGGAACGAAATCATCGTAATGAGTTTGCGGACAATCATTTATCTGTGGCCTCCTTTCTCCATATCACGATGCATGTTGGCATACTCGACATCGCTCTTCATATTCAGATAGTGGACAATACCGATAATGTCCGCCAGCGACACCGCCCCATGCTTGACATCCAGGTAGGAAACCATGCCCGAATCAATCGCACGGTAGATGAAGATCATGCTGGCGAATTCGTCTGAGAGCTTGCCAGGAACGATGACTTGATCTCTCCCAACGCCTTGCGGACACCAGTCGGGACGCTGGAGAGCTTCGAAAAATCCGCATAGTTCACCTTGAAGATCTGGACCATCAGCGCGATGAGGTCGATGATGCGGCCGCTGAAAATCTCATTGACCGCACCCTCATCGAGCGGCTGGAAATCCTTCGTGTGAAGCGGTGCCACGCTGACATACTGCGGGTCCAGCAGGAGCTCTGCCGCCCGCTCCAGCGTCTCACCGTCGAGCGTCTTGGCCAGATTGTTAAGCGCGTCCGCCACGGCCCCACCGATGAACTTGACATCGCTCGTATCCATGTCCAGCGACTCCGGCTTGAGACCGCCGACAGCCCCGCCCAGGGCAGGCACGACGACCTTCTGCAGGTCGCCGAGCACCTTCATGGAATGGAACGCGGGAAACGGGCGGATGGCAAAGGTGTAATCGCCCTGGTCATACTTCTTTGTCTCGCCGCCGCGATAAATAATGGACATTTATATTCCTCCTCCGTCAGTCATTGCCGCCAATGATGGGGTCATCGACCTGGCCCGTGTTGAACGTCCAGTCCTGATTGCTGATCTTGCGGCCGCGTTTCGACTCTGGGAAATTCTTGATCCACGCCTGCTTGGCGAAGAAAAGCGTCGAGCCGCTGAGGTCCTTGATGATAAGCGGCAGCATATTGTTGCCCGTCTTGCGGTCTTTGTTGAAGCAGTTCGACAAGTAGTCATTCGACTTGGAAGACGTTGCCAGGCTCACCGTCACTTCATACGTGCTGTTCGGGTCAATCGAGCGGCCGACCTCGCCGTCAGCGCCGCTGAAAATCTGCATGCCATCGCCGAGCGGCTTGATGGTGATCATGTCATCCTCAGCGAAGCCCGTGAGCTGCTTGGCGCCGTAGATGATGATGTTCTTTTTCGGGTTATACGTTAATACATCAGACATGCCTGTCCCTCCTTATGCCGACGGCTCGATGAGATTGTCATACGTGAACGAGCCCGTGATCTTGATGGCGTGGATAGCACCAGCAAGGCGCGCCGTGAACTTCACGTCCTTCAACACACGGCTTGCCTTCTGGTTGGCCGTGATGCTTGAAGCGAGCGGCACATCAATCGTGAAGCCGAGGTTCTTGTTGCCGTCCTCATCATACTCCGTCGGAGCAATGCCGCCACGAGCCTGGCCGTCTTCCAGCGCCTTGCGCAGGACCGACTCAACCGCGGCAATGCCGGCATCCGTATAGGGAACCTTGTCCGTATTGATGAGCAGATAGAACTCGTTCGTGCGAATCTCCTCCTGCAGCCAATCACGGAAACGGATGACATCAATCCACTCACCGGCCGCCACCTTGCCGTTCTGTGTGATGGAGACGTTGCGGAACTTTTCGAACGTGTTGCCGTTCTTTTTCGTGATGGCATTGTACTGCGTCTCCGTCAGATGGTCCGCCGTCACACCGGCCAGCTTCTTGTTGGCCCAAGTCTCGCCGCCCGGTTCGATGGCAAAGCAGCGCGCCATGGCCGCCGCCTCCGGGTATTCATCCGCCAGCGCATGATACCAGCCCGAAGTACGGTAATAGTTCTTGTCCGCCAGTTTGGAGAGCAGATCTGTTGTGGCCGAGGCATCCGCAGCCCCCTCCTCCGCCGTCGAGACGAGGAAGAGATTCATGTGCGTCTCGGTCCATGCCGCCATATCCATGACCGTGTCCACATTGCTGCGGTCAGCCAGGATGATGCCGTAGAAGTCATTATCCTCTGCCAAGATGGCCGCCATAGAGGCCGCGACAGACTCATTCATTGTACCAGCCGTAGCCGTGAGGTTCGCTGGCGTTTCTACCGCAAAGTCCGCACTCTTCTTGGTCAGCACCAGTGCGTTCCCCGAGGTAGCTGCCGTCACGACAGCATCCTTGTCGGCCGTGATCAACGCCTCGAGCCCTGCGGCAATGACGGACGCCTCGCCGCCGTTGTTCTTGTATTCATACGTCTTTTTCGTGACGTTGCCATCTGTGTCTTTCGTCTTGATGATCAGCGTGTAGGTGCCGCTTGCCAGCACGTTCGTCACATTGACGTTCACCGTATTGCAGGCAATGCGCCCCACCTTCACAGCCGTCGGCCGCGGCGTCTGCGAGAAGCAAGCCGAGACCGCCTTGTAGATTGGCTCACTCACATCAAAGCCATCATCCAGCATCTCGTCCACATCCGTGTAGGACGTGACGCGGGACAGGCTGTGCGCATGAGCACCGACAACCAGGACCGTGCTGAAGCCGAGCTGGGTGATGCCCGTCGTATTCAGCGAGATCTGGACGTTTACGATGCGATCGATATTCGCCATTTACATAGCCTCCTCAATCAAAGATACCGTCCACCTGGACGGTATCAATATAGTATTCTGTTTCATCGGCAGGCGACGAAGGTTCCCCGCCAGAGCCAGAGGATGCCCCTTCCCCGTCTCCTGTGCCAGTCTCAGGACGCTCATCAGGATTCGGCTCAATCACCGTATCTTGCGGCAGGTGCTTCTCGATATCGGCTTCGATAACCACGCTCTCGATGTAGCCCGGAGCATCATCCACCTCGGAGTTGAACCGGACATGCAGGTCGACTGCCGCCCGTTCCTCCCAAGTCTGGCCTTCCAGAAGTCCCGACAGGTCCGTCGTGCCTTCCGCATCATAGACGGCCACCTTGGCTGCAAAGCATCGGTCGACGATGGTCGGACGGCTGAGTCCAGTTGTCATCGCCTCCAAGTGGCTGGCAGCATCCGCGCCAAAATACTGGACAGAAAGTGTACAGGTCATCGGCACGACTACCTTGTACTGCCCCGGCCCGGTCGGGCGCAGCTCCTCGCTCTTCTCATATCGTTCACCGAAGAGCTGGAGCGTTGCAAACGGGCGGCACAGGCGTGGCATATTCTGCTGTGCCCATACGACCCGCTTGCCCGGCAGTGCCAGAAGCTCCGCGATGATGCCGTGAAGGAAATCCATCTGCTCACGTGTCATCTGCCAGCACCTCCTTGGCATAGGCTCGGTAATGGCTGATGACACCGCTCTGATAGGCATCGCACTGGACGATCATGAAGTGCCGCCCCATCCATTCGATGATATCCGCATCCTGACCGTCTGTGCCCGCCTCTGACGCGCGCTGTGGCCTGAGATATACATCTGTATAGACCTTGACATAAGCGACGTTCCTGCCGCCCTCAGGACCGACGACCGTGTATCGTTCCTGCGAGCCAAGCGGCTGGACTGACGCCATGATAGCCATCTCAGACGATGTACCTCTGGTATAGCGGCCATCATCGCCATATGTGCCAGGACTTTGCCGGAGCACCTTCACCTGTTTGCGGAAACTCATCCCCATCACCTCACTTATTGACCTTATACGTGATGCTCTCACGCATGAGTCCTGTATCAATCAAGGGCTGAGCAGAGCCTTTCCGCTTGATCGTCTTGGGCGAGTTGGGTTTGAATTTCCCCTGGCCGACGGTTTCCTTCATGTGACCTTCAGCCTTATTGCCAAGGATGTCGAGGGCCTGCTCGACACTCATGCCGTTTGCCACACGGTCCTCGAGCTTCTGAGCCATATCCGCCCATTCCTGTTCATGGTTGTCGACCGTCTGGCGCATGAATGGGCGGGCAGGGATGTGCGATGTCCCGAACTCATTATAGACAGCGACATCATAGACAGATGTCTTGTTCGGTTCCTTTTTCCCATCGTCAAAAATCCCGACCTCGACATTGCCGTGCATATTTTGCAATCGATGCAGGATAGCCTGATATGCTCCATTGATGTCTATCACCGTCGTTGCCATGTCATCACCCCATCCTCGTCTTGATTGGCACAATACACCGGCGTCGGATAGCGAGGAACGCTCTGCCATAGGCCGTTTTGGCCAGCAGGTCGTCGCTGCTTGCCCCAGCCTCCCCGTAGCTGCGTTGCAGGTCTCCCTCGCGCTCGCTCGTGATACTGCCGGCAGTCAATGCTCCGCCCGTCGCGCCATCCGTCGCAATCACGGACTGGACCGTCATAAGATGCGCCGCATAGTTCGCCAGAGCCTGCACATAGAAAGGGCCGAACTTCTCTGCATCAACAAAGGGTTCGGCCAATCCAATATACGCTTCAAGGACGGAATCTGCTTTCTCCTCGAGCTGAGGTGCAAGCAGCCGCACGCAGGCAAGGACATCTTGTACCCCATCCATAGCTTACACCCCACTTACGGTGGCGAGCATCTCTTCTTTCGTCGTCTTGCCCGTCAGGTCGATGCCTTTCTCTTTGGCATAGGCCTGAATCTCCTCCAGCGTCTTACTGGCGAGCTCAGACAAAGCCTCGGCCGCCGCCTTTGCTGTCACAGACTCAATGAGGCCCTTGGTCATCGCAGAAGCGATGCCGGGATACTGCTTCTTGATGTCCGTGAGCTTGCCGACGACTTCCGTAGGACGAGCTGGCACGAGCATCGTCGAACCGAAGAAGATTGCATGATTTGTGCGATTGATTAAGATTGCCATCGTTATCCCTCCTGTCAGCAGCCTTCTGCCTTGGCAAAGGCCATCGGCATCGTCACCGTAACACCGACCGCCTCAGCGATGCAGTCGACGATATACTCGAGGTTGCGGTACTGGACCGGCAGCTGGTCAAAGCGCGTGGGGATCTCGAGCTTGATGTACATCGGGTCGAAGTAGCCGGCCACCATCACATCCGACTCGTCAGCGCCCGCTTTCTTGAGCTCGCCCACCTTCATCCAGCGCGTGATCTCCGGATGGACTTCTTTCAGGAAGCCGAGCACCGTCTGGCCTTCTGCATCCGGGATGCGCGTCTCCGAGAGCGCACGGTAAGCCGCTGGTGCCAGCAGGACCGTGTTGGCCTGCTCCACTTCGTTCGTCGCCGACGGAATGGCATCGATGAGGCTGTTGACGTCGCGGATCATCTGGTCTGCCGTCTTGGTCGAAAGTGCCGTCTTCGAGCCCGTGCCATCTGCCGCAAGCTCCACCTTCGAGAGGTTGTCATTGCTGAGGAAGCCCGTGATGTTGTGCTCCTTGTCGCCAAACCAGGCAATCTTGTTGATCTTGACATCAATGCCGCGGCGGGCCTGCTGTGCCTTCATTGCCGAGAGGTTGACGCCGGCAAACTGCGCATTCTTGACCTCACGGTAGTTATAGCCATAGGCATCGCCGAGCGTAAAGACCTTGACCGGCTGTTCCTTTGCCACGACATCGACGCGGCGCAGATCATCGGCGTAGTTGCTGATGATCTCAGCCATGCCGACCGAATCGTAGATGTACTGGACCGCCGTCTCAGCGCCCTGCGGGATATCCGTCTGGGCAGGGAATACCAAGAAAGCATTGAGCGGCGCTTTCTTGACCGTCAACGTCTGTGCGCGGATATGCGTCAGCTGGCGGGCGAGGAATACGCTCTGCGCCTCATCGAGACGGCCCGTATTCATGATGTAGTTCGCTTCTTTTTTATCGTATCTCTTCATTTTCTGACCTCCTGTTACTGGCGAATGCGCAGACGGACGATGTCGCCCTTCGAACCCGCATCGAGGAACACAGCGCCCGGGATGGTGTTCGCCCCTGCCGATTTCGTGAAGCTGATAGAGCCGTCTTCTGCGACAGCTGCATCGGCCTTATCACCTGCAGCGACATCGCCGCCCGCTACGACGTAGACATCGCCGAACGTCAGGACCGGCACCGTGTAGCCGGCTTCATAGTACTTGGAATCCGTTGCCGGCTCACGATGGACATGCAGGACAATGCCGATTGCCTTCGGGCCATCCGTTGCCGCCGTGACCGCCTTGACCTGGCCGGCACTCGTGCCGCGGATGACAGGATCACCCGGATTCAAGCCACTCTCAGCGACCAGAGAGTCCACCACATCACCCGTCGTATCCGCCTTCATGCCCGGAATGCCGGCAGCATCCTCACTGCCATACCAGTTGAACGTCTTTGCCTGTGCCATATCACTTGACCTCCTTCATGTAGAGCGCCGCTTCGTCTGCGCGGAGCTTCTTGAGCGCCTCGGCCGGCGTGAGCTCATCCTCATCTTCATCCTGCTTCAGCGGCTGCATGACCGTCTTGCGCTGCTGAGGCATGCCTGCGCCGTCCTCATGCGCCTCCTGCGCTTCATCCTTGACCATATCATAGGCCGCGTTGATGTAGTCATCACTCTTGCCTTCCAAGTCGAAGGAATCCCCGCGGACCTTCTTGATGATAGCCTTCTTGATGGCCATGTCATCCATGCTGTCCGCCTTCTCAATCTTGAACGCATCTGCCTTCTTGAGCATCATGACGCGGGCGGCTACCGCCTCGTCGAAATGCTTCTTGGCCTCGTCGCGGCCTTTGGCAGCCTCTTCCTTGAGCTTCTTGTTGTCGTCAAGCGCAGCATCATACTTGGCCTGCAGCTTGTCGAGTTCCGCCTTCTGGGCGGCCTTGTCCTGCTCGAGCTTCGCGACATGCACCGCGACCTCGGGCGCGGCCTCATATTCGAGGCCATTGTCGAGTCTGATCTTCTCCATCTTCGTACTCCCTTCGTCTGTCTCTGCTTCTGGTTCCTGGTCCCCATCCATATTCAGGCGTGCAATGCCAGCACGGCCTTTGGGGACAACGGCCACGTGATTGTACCGGATATGGCGCTGGACCGCGTCATAAGGCTCTCCTGCCGGCGTCGTGCCCGGCTTCTCATCGAGGTCGAGGTTGTACCCACAGGAAAGCTCACGTGCCGAGGTCGGCAGGCTGTAGAGCACGACATCCGCCGTGATGGTATCTCCATCTGCCTGACCCGCGCTCAGTACCGTACCGATTGGCCGGATGTTCGCGGCATTCTGGCTGGTGACCATGCCCTGATGCCCGATCGTGATGGGCTTGCCTTTCAGGCTGGCCAGACTGTCTTTATCAAAGGCTTCTTCCGGCGGCCGATACTCCCGCCTCTCCGAGCCATCCGCATTGCGATATACAAGGACTCCCGTCCGGCCAATGACCGGCTTGTCCCGGATGAATCCCTCATCCGTCTTCTGCGCATGAATCGGCACCGTATCGTAGCGAATCATGCCATCACCTCCTAAACTTGGCAACAAAAAAGCACCTTGCATGATTTGCAAAGTGCTAGTATTCAATTTTAACCTGATATGGGTCAATCAAAAATTTTCTTCAATCTCTGCCATGTAGGGTTGTTACGAACTTCCTTCGTCAACTCCTCATCATACTTCTTCCGCTTTTCAGGATCTTTTTCCTTATCCAAAAGCTCCCGCAACTCCATCTCTCGTTCTGTTGGCTGGATCATCAT